ATTGAGATATGCTATCATCACATACATCATTCAAAATATGATTTTTCAAATTTTGAGCATTGGTTTAATAGTAGAAATTGGGAAAACTTTGAAAAAAGAGGTGATTTACATCATCAGCCTCTTTCTTATTTCTGCAGAGATCTACACAATCCACACTACATAGCGATGGACAATAACTTTAGTAAAACTATTAACGATGTGTTGGGAATAAATGATCTTAGAACAATTAACTCTACCGTTGAAAATGAGCACAAGCTAAGGATCGAGCCTTATGTTGATGAACTTCTAGTAAATACAGACTTTATGAAAAAACTTCTTGACTATTATGCGGAAGATCAAGCAATATTTCTAGCTGCAAGCAATATTAGTAAATAGTATAAATTCCATATTATGAATGATAATTCAATTATATCACATGTAGTAGCACTGTCAACAAAATAATGCATATTCCTTCCATTATAAATAGAATAAACATAGGATAGGGCTTTAAGATATGGCTAAACCAGCATCAAGACAAGAGTTTAAAGAGTACATTCTTCGCAAGATTGGTGCTCCAGTAATCCAAATAAACGCTTCTGACGAGCAAATTGATGACCGAATTGATGAAGCAATTTCATTCTGGAATGACTATCATTACAATGGTGCTGAGCATGTATATCTAAAGCATCAACTTACCCAGACTGATATTGATAATGGATTTATTGAGCTACCTACTGAGGTTTATCAACGTCTTCTTGGTATTACTCGTGTATTTGATATGGGGGTGTCAATTAGTTCTGGTACCGGTATGTTCAATGTATCATATCAATTCGTATTAAATAACATTCAGGATATTACTGGATATTCGATGAGCAACTACTACATGACCATGCAGCATCTTCAGTTTATTCAAGAGATACTTGTTGGTAAACCTATGATTAGATATAATAAGCATGTGAATAAACTACATCTTGACATTACTATGAGTAAACTCACACCAGGTAATTTTATCATTATCGAGGGATATGATATTATTGATGAGGTGCTTTATTCTGATATGTGGAATGACCGCTGGTTACAAAACTATGCGGCTACATTAGTAAGAGAGCAATGGGGTATTAATCTTACCAAATTTACAAATATGCAGCTAGTGGGTGGTGTTCAGTTTAATGGCGAACAAATCCTAGCAGAGGCAAGAGAAGAACGTCGCACAATGGAAGAACAAGCAATTAGTTCCTTGCAGCCCATGATTTTTAATTTCTCAGGATAATGTAAGTGGCAACTAATTCGTTTTTTCAAAATTATGACTACTCTAATGAACAGTCACTTATCGATGACTTGGTTATTGAAAGCATTCAAATCTACGGTTTGGATATGGCATATATTACCAGGTCAATACAGTCTGTTGATGAAATTTTAAATGAGGATGATTTATCAATCTTCAATGCTGCATATTCCGCAGACATGTATGTTAAGTCAATTGATGGCTTTCAAGGCGAAGGTGATTTCCTTAGTAGATTTGGATTACAGATCCGCGATCAAGCAGTATTTACAATTGCACACAGAACATTTGAACGGTTTATTACTAGACAGAATCCTACAATTACAAGACCTAGAGAAGGTGATCTGGTTTATCTTCCTTTAAATCAAAAATTCTTTAAGATTATGTTTGTAGAACATGAATCTGTATTCTATCAATCTGGTGCACTTCAAGTTTATGATTTAAAATGTGAATTGTTTGAGTATTCAAATGAGCGCTTCGAAACAGGTTCTTCTGATATCGACGCATATTTTGGTGCATTACGCACAGAAGGAACGGAATCACTTAATAGATTACAGCAGACAGATCCAATTGCAAAGAATATTTTCTTTGAAGAAGAAGGTGATGATATTATAGATTTTACTGAGGTAGATCCATTCTCTGAGCCAATAACAAAGCCTACAAATTATGCTATTACAGCAGATCAAATAGATGTATCCGCCGACAGCACGGAATACACAGCAGACATCATTTAAAGAGGACCATTCATGGCTAAGCAAACTATTAATATAGGAACGGTACCTAACGATAGAACAGGTGATCCTTTACGTACCGCATTTACTAAAGTAAATTCTAATTTTACTGAGGTATACAATTCAATTGCAGCAATCGAAATACCCGTTGGTACGAGATTTACACAACCTATCCCTACGACAAGCAAGGGTGTTAGTGGCGATGCTCTAGGTGCAGTGGCCCTTGATAGCGGTTATATTTACTATTGTGCTGCGTCATATACGGATGGTTTGGTAGATATTTGGAAACGTGTTGCTTGGAGCAATGACACTTGGTAAATAGGAACATATAAATGGCCATAGCAAATCACTTTTATAATGGCACAACGCGAAAATATATAGCAATTTTCGGTACAATTTTTAATAAGATATCAATAACTCGTGAAGATAATTCTGCTACGGAATTACAGCGAATGATTGTTCCCATCGCGTATGGCCCATATCAGAAATTCCTAGCTAGATTGACACAGGACCCTAATTTAAATAGACCACAGGCAATATCACTACCTCGTATGTCGTTTGAGATTACATCAATGAATTATGATGGGCAGAGAAAAATAGGCTCATTAAATAAAATAAATTCATCAACAGAGGGCGATTTTGTATATTCACCAGCACCTTATAATCTTGAATTTAACTTATATGTAATGACAAAATATTCGGAGGATGGTACTAAGATTTTAGAACAGATATTGCCTTTTTTTAAACCAGAGTATACAACTTCAGTAAACTTAATTAACGGTTTGCCACCAATGGATATACCTCTAATCCTAAATAGTGTAAGTGTTGAGGATATTTATGATGGTGATTTTGAAACTAGAAGATCGTTAATGTGGACTCTTAGTTTTACGATGAAAGGTTTCTTTTTTGGGCCTGTCCGAAATAAAAGAGTTATTAAATTTGTTGACTCAAAGTTATATGACACCGCGGTAGACACCGATAGTCAATTAAGTAGAGTTAATGTCCAACCAGGCTTAACAGCAAACGGTGAACCTACTACCGATATTAACGAAACAATAGCATATGAAGATATAGAAATGGGTGATGATTGGTCTAGCATCACAACAATTACGGAAGGCAACGATGACTAATTCAATTGAAAAAGCTTTAGGTCTCAGACCGCTAGAAGAAGCATTAGGTGAGACTGTGGATGCCACAGTAGAAGAAGTCGAATATCTTCCAGTTGCTAACGAAGAAAAGAATACGGAAGTTTCAATTACAGATTTAGAAGCACTCGCGGCCGCAGACGACACGCTTAAAGATATTGAAAAGGCAAGAGCAAATGTTGAGAGAATTATAGGACTCGGTGATGATTCACTAGATGAACTTATCAATCTAGCCAAACAATCTGAATCTCCAAGGGCATTTGAAGTAGTATCAGGCATGATGAAAACACTACTAGATGCTAATAGGGATTTCGTTGATTTATCAATGCGAAAGAAATATGCAAAGGATGAGATTATAAATCCCAAGAAGGAAGAAGAAGCACAGACTAATATAACAAACAACAATTTGATACTATCTACAGCTGATCTATTGAAAATGATTAAAGGAAGCGATGAATAAATGTCTGATACCGGCTACCTAGGCAATCCCATGCTCAAGCGCGGTGGCACTCCAATTGAGTGGTCGCCTGATATGCTTAAGGAATATATGAAGTGTGCCGACGATCCTATTTATTTTGCTGAACAATATATTAAAATTGTACACGTTGATCATGGCTTTATTCCAATTGAAATGTATGATTTTCAAAAAGACATTGTAAATGCAATTTCAAAGAATAGGCGTGTCATCGTTAATGCCAGCAGACAAGCTGGAAAGTGTGTAAGTGTAGACACTTTAATAAAGATAAAAATGGGTGATATTGTATCAGAGATTACTATGGGTGGCTTACATGAACTTATTCTAAATGGAACCTATACTAAATTACAAAATATAGAATACAGTAATCATACCCCTTTAAACAATAAACTTAGTAGTAGAACGAACCGAAAGTTTGTAGAAGTTTATGACATAGCCGATATACATGTTTTAGCCCCAACCGGTTGGGAGCCCATATCACACTTCAATATTACAGTTCCCTATAGAAAATACAGAGTAGAATTTAGCTCTGGGCAATATCTTGACTGTGCGGATGATCATATTCTAATCTGTGAGTATGGTTCTGAGGTATATGCTAAAGACTGCATAGGTTCTACTATACAGTCTGAGAATGGGCCTATAGTAGTTTTGTCGGTTTCAGACAGTGGTATTAAAGAGACAATGTATGATCTGAGTGTAGATTCCGCCGATCATGTCTATTATACAAATGGTATACTTTCTCACAATACCACTACTGCAGTTGCAATTATTCTACACTACATACTATTTAATGAATATAAAACTGTTGCCTTACTTGCTAACAAGGCTGCTTCAGCAACAGAAATACTAAGTAGGATCCAGCTTGCTTATGAGGCGTTACCATCGTGGTTGCAGCAAGGTATTGTGACCTGGAACAAAGGTTCGATGGAACTTGAAAACGGATGTAAGGTTCTTGCTGCTGCATCTTCATCATCATCAATCCGCGGTAAGTCTTGTGTTACTGGCGATACGCGTGTTTGCATAGAAGACGGAGATGACTATTACTTTGTTGAAATAGAAAAGATTATAAATAAAGCAAATTCATCTAAATAAAGGATATGTGCTTTGTATTATACTGTTTATAAAACAATAAATATTGTCAATGATAAAGAATATGTTGGCTTTCATAAAATAAAATCTCTCGATAATATTAGATTTGAATCTAGTGAAAACGGTTCTATTTTTGATGATGGTTATTTAGGTTCTGGTAAGTTGATAAAATTGGCTTTGGAAAAATATGGGCCGATGAATATGAGACAAGAACTTATTTTAGTCACTGAGAGCAAAGAAGAAGCTGAAAATCTAGAAAGGGAAATTGTTTGTCGTGAATGGGTTGATAGTGATGATAATTATAATCTAGTTATTGGCGGAAATGTAACTATTCTTTTAGGTGAGCAAAACGGGTTTTTCGGTAAAAGTCATAGTAAAGAAACAATTGAGAATATTCAAGAATCTAGAAATAAAACTTATTCCGAAGCACCGTTTTCTTGGAGTAAATCATTTTTAGTAGAAGATGATGCTGTAGTTTTTTTCAATAGTAATGAAATAAAAGATTATTTTGGTATTAAAGATTGGTTTGAAATAAATAAACTTGTATATGATGGGGTTATTTGCTATAACTCAGGATATTTACAAAGAACAGCAATTCAAAGATATTTGAAAAGATACAATTTTTTAAATGATGAAGAAGCAAGAAAAACGGCAAAGAAAAAACTGGCAAATTTGTGCCGCAATCGGTTTTCTGGTGTATCAAAGTCTAAAGAATCAAATGAAAAGCGAGGAAAATCTATTAAATCATGGATAGAGAAAAACCCAGAAAAACACCAAGAAAGAATGATTAAGATAAACAAGAACTCAGAAAAAATAAAAAAGACAGCAGAAAAACATAGAGGCATGAAAAGAAGTAATGAAACTCGCAAAAATATTTCTGAATCTCTAAAAGGTAAGCCTGCTAATAATAAAGGAATGATTTTTATTCATAATCCAGAAACTTCTGAAAGAAAATACATAAAAGCGGGTGATGTTATACCAACCGGCTGGGTAAAAGGTATGGGTAAAAGGAAATGAAAATATTATCAGAAGGTAAGTTTAGAGATTTTGATGGGTTTCATTTTATGGGAAATAAACCCACTTCCGTATTGCAATTCGAAAATTCCGCAATACAATGTACTGAAGATCACGAGTTTCTTAGAGACGACGGCGTTTGGGTTGAAGCAAAAAACATTCAACCTCACGAGACATATTCTGGAAGAAGATTGTTAGATTATAAGAATTCTGGCGTGATCAAACCAGTGTATGATGCAATAAATGTAAAAGACACGCATTCTTTCTATGCTGAAGGAATGACAGTTCATAATTGCAGTTTCTTATATGTAGATGAAACTGCTTTCCTTATGAATTGGGATGAATTTTTTGCATCAGTATATCCGACTATTTCTTCTGGTAAAGAGACCAAAATCTTACTTACTTCTACTCCAAACTCATTAAATCACTTCTGGAAGATCTGCAAAGAAGCACAGGAAGATGTAAATGAAAGAGGTCAAGGCAAAAACGGTTATATCTATAAAGAAGTTCCATGGAATGCAGTACCGGGTCGAGATGAAGCATGGAAAGAAGACACACTAGCATCAATCTCTTGGAACATGGAGCAATTTTCACAGGAATTCGACTGTAGCTTTGTGGGCAGCCAAAACACACTTATATCTGGCAGTAAATTAAAAGAGTTATCATTTTCAGTCCCTATAGTAGAGCGTGAAGGAATTAAACAATATAAGCCGCCGCTGAAAGAATCTACATATGTTCTTGTAGCTGACGTATCTCGAGGTAAAGGACTTGATTATTCTACGTTTTCCATATTAGATGTTTCAAAAATGCCATATGAACAAGTATGCACATTCAGAGATAATTTTGTAGGTCCGGTAGATTATGCAGATGTTATCTTTAGGATTGCAAAACTTTATAATAACGCTCAGGTATTAGTAGAAATAAACGATATTGGCGGACAGGTAGCTGATACATTATATCTAGAATATGGATACGAAGAAATGTTATCAACTGAAAGTGCGGGCAGATCTGGTAAGCGAA